TTTAAGGAAGTTTTAAGATTAATGAACTTCCATACTAGAGGTCACGATATCTTTAGAAGATGGTACGTGGACGGTAGATTATATTATCATAAAGTAATTGATAGAGAATCTACAAGAAAGGGTATTACAGAATTAAGATACATAGACCCTAGAAAAATTAAAAAGATTAGAGAAGTAAGAAAGAAAAGACCAGATGGACCTACTCCATATGGTTTAAACGTCATTGATGAAGTTAAAGAATACTTTTTATTTAATGAAAAAGGTGTTACTAATACAACATCAGGCGGAATTAAAATTGCTGTTGACGCAATAGCATTTTGTCCTAGTGGACTGATAGACCAAAACAAAAATATGGTCTTATCATATTTACATAAAGCAATTAAACCTGTTAATCAATTACGTATGATTGAGGACGCAAGTGTTATATACAGAATTGCAAGAGCACCTGAAAGAAGAATTTTCAAAATTGATGTTGGTAATTTACCTAAAGTAAAAGCAGAACAATATTTACGTGATGTTATGGCAAGATATAGAAATAAACTTGTCTATGACGCAAGTACAGGTGAGATACGTGATGACAGAAACTATATGTCAATGCTTGAAGACTTTTGGTTACCGAGTAGAGAAGGTGGAAGAGGTACAGATATTACCACTTTACCAGGCGGTGCAAATTTAGGAGAGATGGCAGATTTAGAATACTTTAGAGCAAAACTTTATCGTTCTTTAAATGTTCCTGCTAGTAGATTAGAAGCGTCAACTGGATTTAATTTAGGTCGTTCAACAGAAATAACAAGGGACGAACTTAAATTTACAAAATTTGTACAAAGATTAAGAAAGAAATTTACTGAAATATTTAACGATATATTAAGAACTCAATTAGTTTTAAAAGCCGTTATTACGGATGAAGATTGGTTAATCATAAGGGATGTTCTCCAATATGACTTTTTGCAAGATGGACACTTTGCTGAACTAAAAGATTCTGAAATGTTATTAGAGAGAATAAGACTTGCTGATTCAATAAGAGATTATGTTGGTAAGTATTTTTCAGTAGAGTATGTAAGAAAAAAAATCTTACGTCAAAATGATAGGGAGATTGAAGACATAAACAATCAAATTAGAAAAGAAGTTAAAGATGGTGTTATTGCTGACCCTATGCAACAATATCAATCAAGTAAAGATACTATAGAAGGAGATATGTAATGGCAGACGCAAGTATTCCAAGTAAGACAGCGGAATTTATTGATAAATTGCAACAAGGTAAAAATGCAGACGCAGGAGAGGCATTTAAGGATGCTTTAAGAGCTAAAGTAGCAAGTGCTCTTGATAAACAAAGAGTAGATGTTGCAGGTAAAGTTTTTAAAGGTGTAGAACCTGAAAAATTTAGTGCCCCTAAACCAGCGGTAACTGAACCTAGTGCAAAGACTGATAAAATTATGGATACAGATGGAAAAGAAATCGCTTTTGAACCGACTAAAGAGCCGAGTCCAACAGCACCAGAACCTGTCGCACCAGAAATGGCGCCAGGACACGAAACACCACCAGACGCAGGTGTATAGAAATGAATAACGAATATTTTTTTACAAGTAAAATATTTGAAGATACAAAGTATCTTGACTCTAAAAGTTATGGAGATTTATCTCCTAAAATGAAATTAGCAGTACAAGATACTTTTAAACTTATTGAAAGAACGTCTGGAGATATTATAACTAAATTTGAATCTTCAGTAGATAAAGTTGCTGAAGCAAGAAAAATAAATAAAGAAGAATTATATCAATATTTTGACAACGAAGTAAACGAACAATTAGGAGCATAAAATGGCGTGGGTAGATGTACCAGGATCAAATAGTGTTTGGGAGTATGAAAATACTGCTACAGCATCCAATACATATTCAGACGCACCAGGAACTTATTCAGGTGGTATAAGAACTTATACAACTCCTGGAACTGGTCAAGTAAATAAAATTTATGCTAGATGTAGAAAAAAAGGAACAACAGTAGAACGTGGCGAATTATCAAAAGATTTTTTTGACGCTACACACGTAGGATTCTAATATGGCAGATACAGTAGCAACACAAACAATAGCAGATACATCTGGAGTTAAGTATGTTATAAAAATGACTAACTTTTCAGATGGTTCTGGAGAAACTAACGTACAAAAAATAGACGCTTCAGCAACTACTTTTATGAGTGAAGATGGTGAAAGACGTATAGCAAGAGTTTATTATTCAGTTAACGTATCAGACGCAAAATCTGGTGTGGAATTGATATGGGATGGTGCTACAAATGCTACTGCTTTATTTCTATCAGGACAAGGAACAATGGATTTAAGAACTGATGGAAACTCATTTAAAAATGACGCAACTACACCAACAGGTGATGTGTTGTTAAGTACAAAGAATTTTGCAAAAGGTGATAACTACTCAATTATAGTAGAATTTAGATAAAAAATCTTATAAATAATAGAGAAGAGAGAGAACAATGAAACTAATTACCGAAGAGGCCGCTCAATCACAATTCATAGTTGAAGAGGTTGGAGGCAAGAAAAATTACAAAATCAAAGGTGTCTTTTTACAAGCAGATATCAAAAATAGGAACGGAAGAGTTTATCCTAAAGAGATATTGCAAAAAGAAGTTTCAAGATATAATAGAGAATTTATCAACAAAAGACGTGCATTTGGTGAGTTAGGACATCCTGACGGACCAGTTGTAAATCTTGAAAGAGTAAGTCATATGATAACAGACTTACATCCCGACGGTTCAAACTTTGTTGGTGAAGCAAAAGTGATGGATACTCCATACGGTAAGATTGTTAAAAATCTTATTAACGAAGGTGCTCAATTAGGAGTGTCTTCAAGAGGTATGGGATCACTAGTGCGAGGACGTGGTGGTGTTAATGAAGTAGGAAGAGATTTTTACTTAGCAACTGCCGCTGACATTGTAGCAGACCCGAGTGCTCCAGACGCTTTCGTAGAAGGCATTATGGAAGGCAAAGAGTGGGTATGGGATAATGGTGTTATCAAAGAGAGAGATATTGAAGAGTGGAAACAGTATATAAATGAAGCTAAAAGACTACGTTTAGCAGAAGCAAAAGCTAAAGTCTTTAAAGAATTCATTGAAAAACTGTAATCTTATAAATATCTATTAATAACGAGAGAAAATTATTTAAACGTTTAAATAAATTAAGGAGATTTATTCTTATGGCCGATACAGAACAAAAACTAGAGGCGTTAGAAGCAAAAGTAGTGGACGAGGCGAATTCACCTAATCCACAAGCGGATGCTCCTAAAAAGAATGCTGTTGCGGCCGAACCTTCTCATATTGCTAAAATGAGTGAATATGAAGATTTAGGTAAGGCAGTAGTAAAACCAACAGATTCTAATCCTGACGCAACTAAAAAAATGACAAAAGTTTCTGGACAAGCTCCTCAAAAATCACAAGGTGCTGCTGACCCAATGCCAAAATTAAGTGGTCACAACACTAAATTGGAGAATAAAGAAACTAAAAAAGACGAAGACGGTAAAGAAATTAAAGAAGGCGATTTACCACCAGCTCTTCAAAAAGCTATTGACGCTAAAAAAGACAAAAAAGATGTCAAAGAGTCTGACGAAAAGAAAGACGAAAAAGCGAAAAAAGCTGATGACGCTGAGGTAAGAACTGAAGACGAAGATAAAGAAAAGAAAAAAGACATTGACGTAAAAGAACACGTTGACGCTTTAATCGCTGGAGAGAAAGACTTAACCGAAGAGTTTAAAACAAAAGCTGCTACTATTTTTGAAGCGGCAATCAAATCTAAAGTTAAAGAGATTGCTGAAGAAATGGAAGCGGACTATAATACTAAATTAGAGCAAGAAAGTGCTAAAGCTAAATCAGAATTAACTGAAAAAGTTGATTCATACCTTGCATACGTAGTTGAAGAGTGGATGAAAGAAAACGAAATCGCTCTTGAAAGAGGTATCAAAGGTGAGATAGCTGAAGACTTTATCAATGGTCTGAAAAAATTATTTGAAGACCACTACATTGATGTTCCAGATGAAAAATATAACGTGCTAGAAGACCAAGCAGGTAAAATTGAAAAACTGGAAAAAGACCTCAATGAGCAAATTCAAAAAAATGTTGAGTTAAATAAGGAAGTTGGAACTAAAGTTAGAGATGAAATCAAAGCTAAAGTTTCTGAAGACCTTGCTGACACAGCAAAAGAAAAATTTGCTAAACTTGCTGAAGAGATTGAATACTCTAACGCAGAAGACTATCAGAAGAAATTAGAAACTGTTAAAGAATCTTATTTTGGAAAGAAAGCTCCTACTGCTGAAGAGAAATTAGATGATGTGGCGGCAGATAATGCTTCTAACGAAGACTTATCAAAATCTATGGCTGCTTACAGCGCCGCTATAAGCAAAACTAAAGACATAAAACTGTCTATTAAGTAATATAAAGGGAGATAAACACATATGTACTTATCTGAAACACACGAAAAAAAATGGCAGCCAGTACTAGAGCATCCTGATTTACCAAAAATTACTGATGCTTATAGACGTGCCGTTACATCTGTGATATTAGAAAACCAAGAACGTGCTTCTAAAGAAGATAACGCTTACTTGGCTGAAGCAGCTCCAACTAACGCAACAGGTAGTGCTGTTGCAAATTGGGATCCAATCCTAATTTCACTAGTTAGAAGAGCTATGCCTAATCTAATCGCATACGACATTGCAGGTGTTCAACCAATGACAGGTCCTACAGGACTTATTTTCGCTATGAGAAGTAGATATACTTCACAAACTGGTGGCGAGTCATTCTTTGACGAAGCTGATACAGACTTTAGTGGTAGAAATGCTGCTGGATCATCTGTTGATGGTTTCTCGGAAAATGCTCACTCTGGTGCTAACCCAGGCGTACTAAACGATAGTTCACCTGGAACTTATACAACTGGTGGCGCAATGACTACAGCGAAAGCTGAAGCATTAGGTGACGCTAGTGGTAATGCATTTGCTGAAATGGCTTTCTCAATTGAGAAATCAACGGTAACTGCTAAATCAAGAGCTCTTAAAGCTGAATACACTATGGAACTTGCTCAAGACTTAAAAGCAATCCACGGTTTAGACGCAGAAACAGAACTTGCAAACATCTTATCAGCAGAAATACTTGCTGAAATTAATAGAGAAGTTGTAAGAACTATCTACATCAATTCAGAAAAAGGTGCTCAAACTGGTAACGTAACTACAGCAGGAATTTTTGACCTAGATACAGACTCAAATGGCAGATGGTCAGTTGAGAGATTCAAAGGTCTTATGTTCCAACTTGAAAGAGATGCTAACAGAATAGCGCAAAGAACTCGTAGAGGAAAAGGTAACATTATTATCTGTTCTTCAGACGTTGCTTCTGCTCTTCAAATGGCTGGAGTATTAGATTACACACCAGCTCTTAACAACAACCTAAACGTTGATGACACAGGTAATACTTTTGCAGGTGTTCTTAACGGTAGATTTAAAGTGTACATTGATCCATATTCAGCTAATAGTGCTGCTAAGCAATATTATGTTGTTGGATACAAAGGTACATCACCATATGACGCAGGATTATTTTACTGTCCATATGTACCTCTACAAATGGTTAGAGCTGTTGGACAAGACACTTTCCAACCAAAAATCGGATTCAAGACTAGATATGGCTTAATCGCTAATCCATTCGCTGAAACTGGTGCTCAGTCAGGTGCTGCTACAGCAGTAAATGACGCTGGAAGTGCTAACTCTAATAGATACTACCAAAAAGTTCAAGTAGCTAACTTGATGTAATATCATTGGTTAGAAACATTTTCTAACAGAATTAAAAGGGGAGTTTTTACTCCCCTTTTTTTTGGCCTAATTTTCACATATAAATAGTACTATGACAATAAAACAATCTTATAAAAGGCAACCAACAAAGTTTGATTATGCCTCTCCAACGCAGTTTAAATTTACTATTACAAAACTTCCTAAAGTAGAATTCTTTTGTACAGCAGTAAATTTACCAGGTATAACATTGGAAGGTAATATGGCACAGGAAACACCATTAAAAGATATACCTGTACCTGGAGATAAATTATCATATAGTCCATTAAGTATGGATTTTATGGTTGATGAAAATTTAGAAAACTATAGAGAGATACACGGTTGGCTAACTGGTTTAGGTTTTCCTAGAGATAGAGAACAATTTAGAAATTTACTTGGTGGTGGTGCAGATAGATTCCCAACATCTACTGGTGCAAAACAAGAAACAGACGCAGGTATAGTAAGACACGAAGCAGGTGCTACTGGTGCTGTTTATTCAGACGCAACATTAAGTATATTAACAAGTAAAAATACAACAAATATTCAAGTCAGATTCGCAGACGTATTCCCTACATCTTTATCTGGATTGAATTATAACCAACAACAAACGGATGTTAACTATTTGATAGCAACAGTAACTTTCCAATACAAAATTTATGAATTTGCAGAAGGAAGTGGTAAAGTAACCGAAACAGTTACGTAAGAAACTTTACTTTTCTATTATAATATGTTATAGTGATTATTATGGATTTAGAACAATTACAAGAACAAGCAGACAAAGATTTAAAAATTAACGATAGTGAACTTGATTTAGAATCAATCAAAACACCTCAATTACACAACCAATATATGAAACACTTAACAAAGTTTAAGTTAATGTTAAGTAGAGCAGAAAGCGAATTACATATTAAGAAAAGAGAAAAGTGGGAATACTATACAGGTAAAGCAGACTCTACTGTATATGTTGAAAAACCTTTTAACTTAAAAATATTAAGACAAGATGTAGATAAGTATATTGATTCAGACGAAGAAGTTATTAGAGCAAAACAAAAGGTTGATTATCTCAATACAGTTGTTGATTTTTTAGATAGAAGTATTAAACAAATTTCAAATAGAACATTTACTATTAA